CCAAATACAGGAACAATTTGGGTTAGAACTGCAAACAATGGTGGTTTAGGTAATTCTTCATCCGAGTTTATTAACTACACCGGTCTTACATCAAATTCATTTACTGGTTTGATAAGAGGCCAAGCAGGTAACTCAGCAATCTATGTTTCTGCCACAACAGGTAATAACATATTGACATTGGCTGCAGCAAACGGTACTACAGGTATTCAAATTGGACAATATGTGTTTGGTAATGCAATTCCTAACCAAGCATATGTTACAAGTTTTGTTCCTAACGCTACAATTACAATCAGTCAAGCTGCAATTGGTAACACAACAGGTAACTTGATTTTTGTTTCACCATTGAGTAACACTGCACAAACATTTATCTATACCGCTACTGCACAAACAGCAGTTGAGTTACATTCACCAGTACTAGGTCCAGAAATTAACCACTGGGGCACTTCTGCAATTATGGATGGTGGTTTCACACAAGATAAGTCATTCATCTTTACAAAAGGTATGACAAGTACTATTAACGTTGCTGCTGGACAATCACAAGCGGTTATGAGTTTCCGTGTTGCACCAACAGCAAGTAACGGCGTACCTGGTACAGGTTTAGGCATTCGTGAAGTTATTAATCGTATGCAACAGTTACCATTTGAAACCGACATATATGCAAACGGATCATTCTTGATTACTTGTGTATTGAATGGTACAACATCAAATACAGCAGAAAACTGGGTGAATGTTGGTGGTTCAAGTCTGACACAATATATTTTCCATAACCAAGGCACCACAGTAACTGGTGGTGAATCTGTGTTTGGTTTCTACTTGAATACTAATCAAGGTACATACGCCACAACACAACAAGATTTGACACAGTTGCTTGCACTTGGTACTAGTATCTTAGCTGGTGGTACTGCAAACGCAGCAACAGGAATTTATCCAAATGGTCCTGACGTATTGACCTTCTCTGCTCAAAATATTGATACTGCAACTCGAGCAATTCAAGCACGTTACTCTTGGAATGAGGCACAAGCTTAATTTAGGATTACAATGGCACTCAATTTTCCAGCCAGTCCGTCAGTTAACCAAGTATACACCTCTAATAATCATTCATGGATTTGGAATGGTGTTACTTGGGTAACCAACAATTCAAACATATACACCACATTTCCGTTTGATGAATTTTCTGGTAATGGTTCAACTGTAACTTACTATTTAAGTAGATCCCCAATTGGTAATTCAGCTATAGTTGTTACCGTATCTGGTGTTACACAAATACCAGATGGCACATCATATAGTGTTTCATCAAATCAACTAACATTTTCTAATCCTCCGCCAGTAGGAACAAATAATATTGTTGTACTATATCTTGGTTCTTATAGCCTTGTTAGTTCAGCCACAACAATAAATCCAATTTCAGCAAACACATCTTCTGGACCATTTAATCCAATATTGGTAAACACCAGTAGTTCTAATGCAACTCCTTATGTGGCAAATACATTTCAATTTGTAAGCTCTAATGGTTATTTTGCCACATCTGGTAATGTATTTGTTAATGGAAGTCTTACTGTCGGTGGTACAATCACAGGAACATTGGCCAATACAGGTGTAACATCAGGAACTTATGGTGATTCATTTAATATTCCAGTATTGGTTGTTAATGCTGGAGGTCAAATTACATCAGCATCTAATGTTGCAGTTAGTGTTGGTACATCACTAACAGACGATACAACAACTGCAACAGTACATTATCCATTATTAACAACTTCAACATCTGGTTCTATTTCTATAGCAAATACATCAAGTGCAAAATTAACATATGTTCCATCAACAGGAACATTAAGTGCTACTGTGATGACTTCCACATCAGATGCAAATTTAAAAGATAATGTTAGTATAATTGAAAACGCATTAAAAATTGTAAATAGTATTGATGGTGTTAGATACAATTGGAAAGATAGTCAATTACCTTCTGCTGGTTTGATTGCACAACAAGTTGGTATTCTTATGCCAGAGTTAGTCATCACAGACGATAAAGGAAATCAATCATTAAATTATAATGGTGTGATTGGTGTCTTGGTCCAAGCCATCAAAGAATTGAATAGTAAAATTGATAAGTTACAAGGTAAACAATAATGCAAACATTACCTCAGTTACAAGTACTTCCAGTTGTTAATGATAACACAACTTTTTATTTGGATATGCAGCCAAATTATGGCGGCAAAACAAATTATTTCTATGCATCACCGAATGTTACTTTTTCTCCAATTACTAATACATTAAATCTTGCTAGTAATTTAAATGTTACAGGAAATACGAATCTTGCTAGTAATTTAAATGTTACAGGAAATACAATTATTTCTAGTAATTTAAATGTTACAGGAAATATAACAGGAACACTAACAGGTGTATTAACAACCGCACAAGGTGGAACAGGTAGTACAAACTCTTGGCAATTAGTACCAGTTTATCCATTAGATGGCAAAACATATACATGGAATTTTACTACTTGGTCTTGGGTAGAAACTATAATCTAAAAACCAATTCTATTATTAAATAAATAGGTTATAATAGGAGATTTCCCATGGCTTCATCACCAATTCTAAACAGACAAGATTTTACAAACTATTGTTTACGTAGGTTGGGTGCGCCTGTCATTGATATCAACGTAGATGAAGACCAGGTATCAGACCGTGTTGATGATGCCATTCAATACTGGCAAGATTATCATTTTGACGGCGCACAAAAGTTTTATTGGATTCACTATGTTACCGCAGATGATATTGCTCATCAATATTTGGATGCATCTCAAGCTACAGACGCAAACGGTAACAATGTAAATATTCTTGGCATTACCCGTATTTTTCCGTTGACCGATTCTCAAGCCACCATCAATATGTTTGACTTGAGATACCAACTACGTTTAAATGAATTGTATGACTTCACTTCTGCGTCCTACATCAATTATACATTAACTCAACAACACTTACGTTCTTTGGAACTACAGTTCACAGGTGAAGTTCCTATTCGTTTTGTGCGTAATATGCAAAGACTTTACATTGATTGGGCTTGGGGTCAAGGTTATGAAGTAGGTGTAGGACAAGTTGTTGTCTCCGAATGTTATGGTGCAATTGACCCAAATACATATCCAAATGTATGGAATGACCGTTGGTTAAAAGAATATGCCACAGCTCTTATCAAGAGAACATGGGGTGAGAATATGAAGAAATTTGGTGGATTGCAATTACCTGGTGGCGTCACTTTAAATGGCAAAGAAACTTATGATGAAGCTATGGAAGAAATTGCTAGATTAGAGAAAGACATGATTGAAAACTATGGCGGTCCGCTAGAATGGTTCTTGAACTAACATGGCAACAAGTCAATATTTTAATCTTTATGGGTCTAGACCTGACCAAAAACTTATAGAAGATTTAATTGTAGAGTCAATTCAAATTCAAGGATTTAACGCATATTATCTGCCTAACAATAATGATGCGGCTCGAGATTTACTTTACGGTGAAGACCCAGTTAAATTTTTTAAGACAGCATTTCCATTAGAAATGTATCTCTCTAATGCCACAGAATATAATGGTGACAGAGAGATGTTTACCAAGTTTGGTTTAGAAATTCGTAACCAAGTTTCTGTGATTGTTTCTAAAAGAACATTCAGCCAAAGAGTACCACAAAATACATTTCAAAGACCACGTGAAGGTGATTTGATTTATATTCCAGTTCTTAATGGTACTGGTGAATTGTATGAAATCAAATTCACAAATCAAACTAAAGATTTCTTCCAGTTGGGTAGAAAATTACCATACTTCTATGAATTGGAACTAGAAAAATTCAAATACTCACAAGAAGTTATTTCTACTGGTATTGCCGATATTGATTCTGTTGTTACTGATTCTGGTTATACATTACATTTAATTACAGGTACTGGTTCAGGCACATATAACATACAAGAAATTGCATTTGAATCACCAGACAATACTTTGGCCAATGCATATGCTCATGGCACCGTTCAATCATGGATTCCTTCTACACACACATTATCATTATCAAATGTTTATGGAGCATTTACAGACGGTGGTGTGGCAATTGGTAACTCAAGTGGTGCAAGTTATACTGTATCAACTTATGACCCACTAGAAACACCGGCAATTAAAGAACCATATGATAATGGTTTAACTGCTGCGGCAGCCTCAGTAATTATTAACACTTCTGAAAATAATCCAATAGGTGGTCTATAATGTCTAATACCACCTACAATAGAATGATTCGTAAATTGACGGTTGCTTTTGGCAACTTGTTTGATAATATTACTTTGGTACGATACAATCCAGATGAATCTGAACAAGAAAGATTTATTGTTCCTCTAGACTATGCAGCCAAAGAATTATATGTTATGCGTCTTCAAGGTGATCCAAACCTAGACAAGAAGATTCAAATGGCTTTGCCACGTATGTCTTATGAGATGAATGGAATTTCATATGATGCAAGTCGCAAACAACAAACAAATATAAAGAACTTTGCTTACACAGGTTCACAATACCTTTCACAATACACACCAGTACCATACAACTTTGATTTTAGTCTTTATCTTTATGTTCGTAACATTGAAGATGGCAATCAGATTATAGAACATATTTTACCATACTTTGCACCAGATTATACAATTAAAGTCAACATGATTCCTGAAATGGGAATCGTAAAAGAAGTGCCTATTGTACTAAATAACACCACATATGATGTAACTTATGAAGGTGATAGAGATTCGGATACCAGAATGGTTATTTGGACTTTAAACTTCACAGTTAAAGGTTTTATTTTTGGTGCCATTAATGATAATGTTGGTTTAATTCAAACATCCATCACAAATATATACAATAATATAGATGATGAACATAATGTATTGTTTGAAATGAATCAAACAGGCACAGGAAATTATAAGATTGGTGAAATTGCATATCAAGGAACATCACCTTCATTTGCAACGGCAACTGGTAAAGTAGTTTCATATCAAAACTACAATTTGGTTCTTTCTGACTTGGTAGGCAATTTTGTTTCAAATCAAAATATTATTGGCCAAACATCAGAAGCAACCAGAAAGTTTTTAAACTACAAAGTTGTGCCAATTGAACTTGCTAAGATTGTTGTTAATCCAGTTTACGGTGATGTATTTGAAGATTTGTCATCAGAAACTGGTTCAGATGATTTAAGAACTGATGTTGGTGTGGAAGATATGTCAACCGAAACGGCTAATTCTGGACCATTCACCATTAATACTACCATTACGGAATATCCAAATACATAAAAGGTTAAAAAATGTCAAAGACGTTACAATTTAGAAGATATACAACAAGTAACCTTGCTAGTATTACTGGCGCCTCTGGTGAATTGATTGTTGATACCACATTAAATCAAATTACAGTGCATGATGGTAATACAGCAGGTGGTTGGTATGCAGCTAATGCAATTACTCTACAAACAGTTTCAAATACCACTAATACATCATATGCTCTATCAAACACAAATGCAAACAATATTGTTGCAGCTGGTGCATATGCTAACGCAGCATTTATTCAAGCAAACAATGCAGCCACATTAAGACCACAAAATGCACAAAGTAATAATTATGTATTACAATTGTCTGATGCAGGTAAGCACATTTATTATACAAACTCATCTAATGTAAATTTGTATATTCCAACAACAGCCAATGTTGCATTTGCTAATGGTAGTATTATCACAATTGTTTCACATACAACAACAGGCAATATTACTGTTGCACCAAATACAGGTGTCTCTTTATTTGCAGCTGGCAATTCTACATCAGGTAGTCACAATGTAACATCTTATGGTGTTGTTACACTAATGACAACTGCGGCAAATACTTGGTACATCCACGGATTTGGTCTTAATTAAAATATAAAGTTGTTATGAGTAATTTTGAAAAAAACATGGAAGAAATCTTTGATGTAACTTCATCACCAACACCAGTGGTGCCTGTTGTAAAAAAACAACAGTTGCCTTCGGTTGTAGATAAAGAAACACTTGAAGAAGATTTGACCGATGCATACGAACAAACTAAGGCCAATCTACAAGACTTGATTGACCAAGGTAAAGATGCAATGGCCGAAATCTTACAAATTGCAAAAGACGGTCAACATCCAAGAGCATTTGAAGTCTATGGTACGTTACTTAAAAATGTGGTAGACGCCAACAAAGAACTTCTTGCCGTTCAAAAACAAATGCGTGATATGGATAAAAAGAATCAAGCAAGCACCACAAATATTGATAAAGCAGCATTTTTTGTCGGCTCAACATCCGAGTTGAATAAACTCATTAAGGGTATGAATGAGTGAAAATAAAGAAAGTTACCGCGATAATATTTTACTAAAAAAGGTTGGTGTTCAAGTAAAATACACTCAAGAACAAGTTGAGGAGTATTTGAAGTGTGCAAAA